CAGAACCATCGTCTTGTGCCAGTAGCCGTTTAATGATTGGCACTGGTCTTGGTGTAGTGGTAATTAGGGTTCGTGGGTGTTCACCTAAGCGAAGCCCGAACTGCAACTGATCCCATGTGTCTTCGTAGCGCCATGCGGCTAGCTCGTCACACCACGCGCCGTGAAACTGTGGCCCACGTAAACGGTCTGGCTCATCAGCAGAGAATAGTTTGATTCGAGAGCCATTGGTAAGACGTATCTCACCCATAGAGCGGTTGTAGTTTTCTAATGCGCCGTAGCGTCTAAGAATAGATACAAGGCCAGATTCACCTTCAGCACAGGTATCTCTAACGTCTGAGAATGTTGCAGCGACTACAGCCCATCGTGTCTTGGGCGCTCTAATGGCTTCCCACGCCATCCACTCAGCTGCGGTTCTAGTCTTTCCTGCGCCTCGACCTGCAAGATAAAGCCAAACGCTCCAGCCTTCCTCGGTCGGTATCTGCTCAATCCTCGCTAGTTGATCCGTCCACAGGTATCGGCTGGAGGCTAAGTTGTTCAAATGCGAGTCTGATTTCCCCAACTCTTGCTTCAATAGTAGATCCGTCATAGGTTATCGTTTCCACTTGTTGTCTAACCGGCGCGTCCAGCCCCATAAGTTTAGCTCGTCGTTCCATAATTGAAAGCACTCGGTCTATGGCGTACATGGATTTTCTGGTTTGTGCTTCGTACATTGCTATGTTGAGAAGTGTATCAAGGCGATCGCCTTCTAACTTTCTGTACTCTTCAACGGCTTCTGCAGGAATGGCTGCCAGAGCTCGTTGCACCCTAGCGTATGCCGTTGGCTTGGAGCAACCCATCTGGTCTGCAATTTGCTGGTATTTGTAGCCTCGAGACCTTAGCGTCAGTGCTTCTGTGTCCAAGTTGGCTTGTTCTTCTGTTCGTTCGTATCTGGCCATTGTTAGGACGGTATGGTGTTAGGAAGTAAAGTCATGTTCTTCACCTGTTTGCTCAAAAATTGGTTTTATTCCTGTAAGGGTCTGAAAGCGCTTGCAGATTACGTCCACATAGCGTGGGTCTAGTTCCATTAAGTAGCTGACCCGATTGGTTTTGTGAGCTGCAACTAGGGTTGAACCTGAGCCACCAAAGAGGTCTAGAACTATCTCGTTGGGCTTTGAAGACCAGACAATCATTTTTTCAACAAGTTCAATTGGTTTCATTGTAGGGTGTAGGGCTGACTTGGTTGGTCTGTTTTCCCTAATGACAGTAGAGAAGTCGTCTTTTAGGTCTTTTATGACCTGAATTAGCTCTTCGTTGCTCATTCCCTCTAGTGGTATGTCATCGTCTATCACCGTTGTTCTGGTAAAGTCTCCGACGAAGTAGTGACCTGCGCCTTCCTTCCAGCCGTAAATAATGGGTTCATGTTTCCAGTTAAAATCTTGTCGTCCAAAAGTTGCCGTGTTTTTGACCCAGATAAGAACTTGACTAAATTTTAAACCTGACTTGATATACTCGTCCGTGAAAGCCACGCGCTCAGTGTCTGCGTGTGAAACGTAAATCACTGCGCCAGGCTTCATCACTTCTTTGTAGCAAGCGTAAACTTTGCTCAAGAAAATGCGAAAATCTTTCGCAGCCATGTTGTCGTTCATAATAGTTCCGGCCACGCCGTTAATAGCAACGTTGTACGGAGGGTCTGTCCACACCATGTCGGCTTTCTTGCCATCCATGAGCATTTCTACATCTTTGAGGTTGGTTGAGTCTCCGCAAACTAAGCGGTGCTTACCCAGAATCCAAATGTCGCCGAGTTGGGATTTGGGCGTTTCCGGAGGAATTGGAACATCATCAAGTTCGCCGTTAAGCGGTTCCACTTCATCCATCTTGAGGTCGTCAAACCCCAGCTCAGCGATGTCCCAGCCCTCGGAGGTTAGTTCCCCTAAAGCTGCATTTAGTATTGTTTCGTCCCATTCGGCTAATGCGCCGGTCTGGTTGTCTGCGAGTGCGTAGGCTTTGACTGTGTTTTCATCCCAGTCTTTAGGTGCGCGAGCAATAGAAATTTCTTTCCAGCCTAGTGAACTAGCGGCTTCAAGTGTGCCATTGCCAGCAATGACTACGCCGTCGTGAGTAACCACTATGGGCTTACGTTGACCAAACTTCGAGAGGCTCGCTGCGATTGCGTCTAAATTGCGCTTGCTGTGTTTTCGAGCGTTGAGTGGATCAGGTGTAAGAGTTGTTAGTGGAACTGTCTCTACCTTCATGCTTCCCCTTATGTTCACTATGTGGACAAGAAACGCCAATAGTAACATACAATACTACCACAAATGGTTACACCTATGTAATTACTAGCGTGTAGTTATGGTTACAAACCTATGACCAGAAATGGTGAGCGCACGTTGGTCGTGTGCATTGCTGAGGCTTCGAGTGCCTGGTAAAGACTGCCCTCATCCTCGTGGTCGGTGAATAGTGATCCGAGCGCTGGAGCTGCGCCTGAACCCACTGCCCCATAGCAATAGCCGTCTGAGTCTTTCCTGGCTTCTATCATGCCTCGGTCAGAGTTAATCTCGTATAAGTGTCCACGCTCAATAGCCAGTAATTCCCATTCATCTTTAACGTCGTCAGGTAATTTGACGCTCTCAAGTAATTGCTCAAGTGTTGGGTTGTGAGCTTTGCCTGCGACTGCAAAGAATAGTTGACCGGCTTTCCATGACCCTGAGAAGCCAATAAGCAAGTTGCCGAACCGAGCCACTTTGGGCGTAGCTGATAGCGAGGCTAGGCCGTCGTCTGTGGAACTAAGGCTGTCTGCCCCTATCCAGCACCCATCTGGCGTTACAAGTCCAGCTACGACTGTCATCGTCTATTCCTTGACACTAAGACCATGCCAACGGTCATAATTAGAGTGTCCAAGACCATTACCCAAGAGTTCATGCTTTTATAGCCATCCAAGTAAGAATCCAAATGCAGACAAGGGTAATTATTGTGGTACTCATTTCCAGTTCCTTATTGCTTTGTAATACATAATGAGATACAAAGCGCTGTAAGCAATGAAGCCGTACTGGTGTGTGTGTATGGCATACACCACCCATACACATTCGTTGACTGAAAGAATGAACCAGCCTCTGACTTTTTTCTCACCTACGAAGAACAGGCCAGTTGATCCAATAGCTGCCAGCACCCATGACCACATCAGTCAAGTTCTCCACAGTTCAGGCAGGGCAATGAGAAGTCAGGTCGGTAGCCGTGACAGGTTCGACAGTAGTTGCGCTCGTTTGCACCCTGAAAAATGTTGTCCACCTTGCGACGTAGTTCACTGGACTCGTTGAAGCCATCCATAAACTCAGCAAAGTCTTCTTCGCTCATTCCTCAACGGCTTTCTTAATTGCTAATTCAATAAACTCAGACATCATTAAGTCAAGACGTTTCATGGCTTTTGCAATCTTCATCAGCTCGTCAGCGTCGAAGTCAATGGTTATGTGTGTGACTTCGCTCATGGGTTTTCCGGTATGCGCACACCACAATCAGGGCAGAAGAATGAAATGTATTTACGGAACTCGGTAGCACCAGTCTCGGCGTTCAGCAGTCTCCAGTAGCCGTGTTCGCAATCTTCAGTCATCGACGATACTTACTTACTATTTCTAGTGCGTCGGTCATACCCTGGGCATACCCATTGTCATACTCGTTAGATCCGTGAGCTAATGACTTGTTAAGTGCTTCTGCAACTCTGGCAAGAATTGTCTCTTGTGCTGATTCTATTTTCTTTCCCATTATTCCCCCTTAACCCTAAGTGTTCGGTGTCCTGGCGTAAGTTTAGCAAATTGCGCGTACACATCTGGGAGCTGCTCCTTTAACGCTTTGGTATCCAGCGACTCCCTGTCCTTCGTGGACTTGTAGGTGTAGAGCGTGTCACCGTCGAGCGTCACCGCCTCGGCATCACCCACAATTCTGAGTAGCTGTGCTTTGATTGCGTCAACGTCGGCTTGGGCTTCGTCTAGGCAAGCCTTAGCCTCTCTGTATTCGTAGATTAGATCCTTGATAAACTCGTCACCCTCAATCGTTACGCCACCCTCTGACGATGGGTAGACCGCCTTCAAAGTGTCAAAATCGGCTTGGTGTCCCACAATGTCCGGCTCGATGTTTTCCTCAACGTGTCGCCAGAACTCTTTTTCCATCTCGTACAAAAACACAAGGCTCTCACGCGTGTATTCCACTTCCCTAATGACTAGACCTTCTCCACCCACTAGGCAAGCGAAAACGACGTTGTGGATGTTTGTGGTGAGAGCGTAGTGACACCCCTGCCACCAGTAAGCGTCGGGAACCTGACCGTTGGCCCAGCCTCTTGCGTTGCCCTTACCGGCAATGGCTGTGGTTTTAATTTCTAGGATTGACTCAATGCGCTCTGGCTCTTCCAATACGTCAGTGACTTTGCCAGCCTCGTACTTATCTGAACCGGAGATAAAGAAATCCACGTTTGCAAGCTGCCATGAGTAACCGCCCTGAAGCATGACCGGCCAGCAGATAACGGCTGAGTTTGTTTCCTCGGCGTATGCCTCTGCAACGGTTCGCTCTAAACGGTTCCCCCACTTGGCTGCGTCGCCGGCTTCGTTGTTCTCTGTCAGTCCACGCTTGTTAGCCCATAGTGAGTATGGACTCTGATACGAGTTCTTACCCAGAATGATGCTTGCGTCTGAACCGCCGATACCTTGCTTACGTAGTTCAAGCCATTCATCACGCTCTAGTACGTCTGTTCTTACTACTACTTTGGCCTTTAACATTTAGTGCCTCCTCAAGCTCTAATCGTAGGTTACTACTGTGACATCAAAAAATCAACCACCTGCGGATCTAAATCCTGCGGACAATGAGCGCCAAGCGTCAAGCCTGGACTGTGCAGCTCGTAGCGCCTCACGAGTGGTAATTAGCCTGTTTTGGGCAATTAGGTAAGCCAGGTGTGCTTCCTCGCACTGAACCGTAGCATCTGCCTCTACCTCGTCAACGGTCAGCTTGGTCTTGGTTAAGGCTCGAATTGTTAGTCGGGTCTGAGCGTACAAGGCTTTGTAAGTGGCCTCGCAAATTGCAGCCTGTTGTCCTGCCGCGTTCATCTGATCCACAAGGTCTTCAATAATCTCAATCTCGTCAAGGATTCCCTTTTGAGTCATTGGCGGTATTAGTTCACGCGCCGGTTGGTTATACCATTTCGTCACAAGCCACCAGTCTTTCCATAATCCACTCTACGACAGGTACAGCTACGGCGTTACCCATTTGCTTATAGCGGTGTCCATCTGTCTGACTTTCTGTCCATCCGTCAGGAAACCCTTGTAGACGTTCACATTCGGTTGGGGTTAAGCGTCTAACTACTGAAATTGTTGCCATTGCAGTAACACCTCCTACTTTTGTTGATGGTGCAAGGTTGTCGTCTTTAGCCCCAAACCCACCATCAGTTGAGTAGAAAGCAACAGAAGCGTGTTGCGCTCTGTCAAGCGTGTATGACGGTGCGCCTTCTTCGCCTATGCCTGTTCCGTTTTGTTTTTTTTCCATTTCTCTCCCATCATCTATTGGATAAATAGCAACTGCGTGTGGGTGTGAAGATGAAATGGTGAATTGTGGGTCGCCTTCATCTCCAACTCCTAAAGTCATTCGTGCATCGTTCATTGGGTCTGGCCTTCCTCCTAATGTCATTGTGTTTATTGGATAGCAAATCACTACTGTTGCCCTCGTATCTCCCATGTCAAACGCATTGA